ACCTGCGTTCGGCCTCGGGCTCCATACCAATGGGCCTGGGTTACTTTTCAGCTCCGTCGCCGCGCACGCGCCACCTCCATCTCAAGGGACTTTATCGCGTCCCGGTACTTTTCACGGATGTTCTCCTCTACATTTTTACGGAACACGACGATGGGATCATCGTCCTGTTCCATACGACACGTCGGGCACTCGATGCTCGTCTCGAACCACGTCATGATGCACCTGTTGTGAAAGGTGTGTTTGCACTTGAGCTTCTTGGCGGTCCCGCCTCGCCGGACCTCCTCAAGACAGACGGCACATGTGTGAGAAAGATGTACAAGGCACTTCCCGTCCTCCACCGCCACCCGGCGACATTTGGCGCCCGTCAGAGTCACCGACGAACAGTTCATGACCTGCTAGGATGCTACAAATTTCTTGGTGGATTTCCTCGGCGGACCGGTTCGCATTCACCATGTAGACCCGGCACGGCACATTACGAATCAGTTTCGCGTACTCCACGTCCAGTTCGTTGAGGTACTTGCGCGTGATGCCCGAGTCGCCAGCCTGGTGGCGCTTCTGGATATGCTCCCATGCGAGGTCCAGGTTCTTGGACAGGAACACATAGATGTCCGGGTGCCACGAGTACTGATCGTAGAACCGCGAGTACGTGGCATCCTCCTCGGGTGTCACCAGACCCTTGTTGACCATGACCGGCCAAAAGACCCACCGCGAACTGAGCAGGGACCGCTCGTAGACGACAGGCTCTTTGGTCTGCACGGGTCTCAGGGTCTGGAGAATTACCATGTGAAAATAGAATGCCCAACGCTTGGGGTCCTTGGCAAACTCTTCGAGGGGCCATTTCTCAATGGGCTCGCGCCGGACCTTCCACCCCTTCTTCTCAAGCAAACCGAGCTGGGTCGTTTTGCCTGAGCCGATGTTCCCGTCAATCACAATTCGCATTATAAATTACACGTCCGTCGTCTTTAGCTTATCGTCTGAATATAGAACTGAATAGGTTATTTGGAAGACGACCGAAGATCGTTCTACCGAAGGCGGTTCTCTTTCTGGACGCTCGACCGCGCTCGACCCTCTGGAGGGTGCGAGATGCCCGGTTGAAATTTGCTTTTAAATTTGCTATAGTACCTTGGTGGTTCAGATTGACATTGTTATAATTTCCGTTGTTTGGTTCCCAGGACCATGTATAGTACCGTGAAGCGTTGGCGAGTCGGCGCCACGTCTCTCCATTGTTACGGGTGTAGTAGAACTGTCCATTCTCAGAGTATATAGGTCTACCACTCCCACTAAGATATCGCGTCACACGTTTCACCATTCATATTACGTTAGAAATTACTGGTCCGCCACGATCGGCGAAGAGGAGACGCCGCCGCTGCACGCGGCGTTCTTAAGGGGGAGACCGAGCGCAGAGGGCTCGGAGCTCTGGATCAGCGAGCGGTACGCGCGATTGTCCTGGAACTCAACGCCGTTCTTGGCCATGATGGTATCGTTCATGATACGGGACGAGACAAAGTCGGTAAAGCAACGGCTATCGGCCATACCAATGCGCTGAGACATTTACAAGTGTCACATATTTTTATTGGCGTGCTGCGCCAGGACCGCGACCCACTCGTCGAAGGTGGCGCCCATGATCGTCTCGAACGTCTCGGGCGTCTCCACGCGCTTCACCATCAGCGTCGGGTCGATCTCGCGGTTCAGGACCTCGTACGCGCACACAATCTCGTCGAGCGTCTGCGCGCCCGTGACGCCAATTTTGCCCGTGCTAAAGATGCAGGCGGTCACCTGGCGCTGACCCTCTTTGGGCACAAACTTCACCTTGACGGCGGCGTAGCGGTCCGGCTCGAACGTCACCTTGAACTGGGGCTTCTTGGCCAGCTTGGCGATGATCTTGTTCAGGTTCACGCTGGCGTTGAGCGAGAAGTTCGTGTTGATCATCTTGATGGAGGGGGCGTCGACGGGCACGTTCTCCTCTGTCCCGAGGACCACCTTGAGCAGGAACGACAGCTGCTGTAGGATGCGCTTGCAGTCGTAGAGGTCCGAGCCGCCTGCGAGCTGGATAGAGCCGTTCGGGAAGATCTTGATGCTCTTGCGCGTGTACGCATCCTGGTACCCAATGGTGACCTGGTTATAAAAGCCCGAGTCGCGCATGGTCCACTCAAAGCCGGGACCCGTCGAGTCCTTGTTGCGCATGGTGACGCTCCCAAGTTTGACAAAGTTCTCGCGAAACTTGGGAAGGTCGATCTCAGTGAGAAACTTAGAGCACATGGTGATGGTGTTCACGCGGACCCACGACGGCGCCGGGCGCGCATGCTCCTCGAGGAGCGCGCGGCGGACGGCGTGAATCCGCTTGAAGTACGCGAACGTGTCCATAGTGCTACGGGACCGAAGGGGCGAGTTGACTGTGGACGGGTCCGGGCGGGTCCCTGTCGAGGACAGCACACCTATTTTTTCGCCCGACGGGCAGCCTGTCGTACGATGGCCGACAGGGGGGTCCGAAGAATGTTCGCCTTGATTACTTTAGCGTAGTACTTCTTTAGGTGGTCATCGTCGTTGTTGGTCACCTTGCGGCCGAGCATCTTGTTCGCCACGAGGGACATGAGCCGGCGTTTTTTCACGGCCCGGATGACGGTGTTGAGTTCATTGAGACGCAAGCTCTTTGGCTTGCGGCGGCGCGTCGCCGGTTTGCGGCGCAGGGGCGTCTTGCGCGACAGGTTGTTCAGACCCTCGAGCGCGTACGCGGCGTTGCGGTGCCCACCGAGCTGCGCCACGGCGTTCATGGCCGCGGGAGAGGTGCCCTTGAGCTCGTTCGCCTGCCGCCGGTTCCCGTTCGTCTCGTTGAGGTCGGCGGCCGCCTTTGCCACCTCGGGCGCGCCGCCGGGCACGGCCGCGATGGTCTCAAGGGCCTTGTTCACGCCGCCAGCGTTCTCGATCGCCTTGCTCTGGTTCGGGGGTAGGTTCGCCGCGGCGTTCCCGCCTCCAAACGGCCACCAGCTCGACCCCGTTTTGGGCTTGAGTGGAGGCTCGGGCCACGTGGGGGCGTTGTTGCGCCGCGGGGGCGGGGGCGGGGGCGGGGGCGCGGGCCCGAACGGACCCATCGGGCCCTGGGGCGGCAGGGGTCCCATGGGTGTGTACCGCCGCGCGGACCCGTTGTTGCTGCTACGGCGCGGAGGCTCGGGCCAGAAAGGCACGCCGCGGCTCCGTCCGTCAAACCCGGGCCAGAGGGCTCCGGCGCGGCTCCGGCCGTAGTTGTTGTTGATAGGAGGGCGCCCGGGACCGGACCACGAGAACCGCGCACGCACCGCGTTCGCCTTGGCGCGACGCTCCTGGATCACAAACTCGTCGCGAATTCGAGGCTCCCTGACTGCAAGGTCCCCGAGGTCTCGCTTCGCATCAAACAGCCGCCGCATCTTTTCATTCAGGTCCCGGGCCGGGGCCCGGAGCGCCGCGACGATCGCAGCAATGACGCGATTCCGATTACTTTCGGAGAGAGGGCCTTTGAGTAGGGCCATGAGTTCGGCCAACTTACGGTCAAAGTTGTAACTCGACGCTCGCGCCACTCGCCGTTCCACATCATTGTTAGGAAGGTTGGGGCGGTTCCCGATCCGGAAGAACGCGAGGGCGCGTTTAAACGGCTTGGCAATCAAGCTCACCAAACCTTGGTTGAGATTCGTGCCATCTGCAACGCTGTTCTCGACCGGCTCTTTGTGCTTGATCGCGTCGACGATAATGTCCGTGATGATGCGACTGTTCGCGTTTGCATTGGGGGCGAGGGTCTTGACCAACTTTTCAGTCACAGCGGTCGGGACCAGTCCGCGCTTGATCGCGAGTACGATCGCCATCGCCAGCTGATCGGCCGTAAAGGTCTTGACGAGCTTGTTCGAGTTTGCACGCTTGACCATCGCGCTCACGAGGGGACCGGCGGCAACCTTTGCATTCACTTTCTGTGCGGCATTTCGGTTCTCGGTCGAAACTGGAACACCTTTAATAATCGCGGCGACGATGGCGTCGACGAGGGCCCTCTGATTTTTTAGATTGGAATTAAGTATCCCATTACGACGTATCGCCATGGCCTGATATCACTTAAGAGAAAAAAACGTGTGTTGTCCAAGTCAAGGTTCGAGACCCACCATGAACCCTCAAACGCGAGTCAACATGCAGGGCCTTCTCAAGACCCGCCTCATCGCCCCGTACCAGCGCGAGGGAGTCACTTGGCTCGTCAACCGCGAGGTGGTCCAGTCTTACCCGGGCGGGTTCCTTTGCGATGAGATGGGCCTGGGCAAGACCGTCCAGCTCATCGCAACTATGCTCGCCAATCCCAAGCCGCGAACCCTTATAGTGGTTCCCAAGTCCATCGTGGGCCAGTGGTGCTCTGAGATTGAGCGGTTCGCGCCCAGCCTGTCGGTCGCGTCGTTCGACGGCGCCAAGCGCCACCTGCCCGACGTCCTGCCCGACGTGGTCGTGGCGCCCTACTCGATCCTGGCGCAGCGCTACGGTTGCGCGCCGTGCCCGCTCCTCAAGTACCAGTGGGACCGCGTCATCCTGGACGAGGCCCACGAGATTCGCAACCGTAAGAGCAAGGTCCACGTGGCGTGCCGCGCCCTGAACTCCACTATCCGGTGGGTCGTCACGGGCACGCCCGTCTTCAACAGTATGAAGGACTTTGTGGCGCTGTGCTCGTTCCTGGGCTTTCCACAGGCGGCGGTCCAGGGTCACACGGACGCGATCCGCGAGGCGATGGTCCTGCGCCGGACCAAGGATGACGTCAGTAAGTTCAACAAGCGCCTCGAGCTCCCGCCCTGCGACTTCCAGAACGTCGAGCTCGAGATGCACCCTGAGGAGCACGACCTGTACCTCGACGTCTTCGTCAAGGCCCAGACCATCGTACGGAACATCTTCGCGAACGGCACGCAACACCTGCACCAGATGGAGTTGCTCGAGTGCCTCCTGCGCACGCGCCAGGTGATGACGTGGCCGCAGCTCTACCTAGACGGCATCGCGCTCAAGGAGGACTCGGACCCCGAGCCGTGGTGCGGGCGGTCCCGCAAGCTGGAGGCCTTGCTCGATATGGTCGCGTCACACCCCACCGAGAAGGCCCTGGTCTTTGCGCAATTCAAGGGTGAAATGGACGAGATTCAGGAGCGTCTGACGAAGCTGCGCGTGCCGGTCGTACGGATAGACGGCACTGTGCCCAAGGAGCTCCGCGACGCGCGGATAGCCGCCTTCAAGGTGGGTCCTCCCAATATCGTGTTCCTGATCCAGGTCAAGGCGGGTGGCGTCGGCCTCAACCTGCAGGAGGCGACGCGCGTCTACATCACCGCACCAGCCTGGAACCCGGCGACGGAGCTGCAGGCGATCGGCCGCGCGCACCGCACGGGTCAGACCGGCCGCGTCGTGGTCCGGAGACTGGTCTACACGGGCACCGACGCGGCACCGAGCGTCGAGCAGTCCATCATGCAGCTCCAGGACGGCAAGGCGCGCGTCTGCGCCGAGGTGCTCAACGACGAGCGGCTCGCGACGCAGGTGCCCAACGTGGCAGTCAACGCCAAGACGCTCAAGCAGATTTTCTCAGTGTAATTACACGTCACACAATGGCCAACTACGCAATCGCACAACGCAAGCTCACCGAAATTCTGCGCGATTGTCCCAACGTCCCCGCCGCCATCCTCCGGTGTCTTTATGCGACCCGCAGGTACTTTCGCGCGCGTAGCACACCGCGTCGGTTGCCGTCTCCCCGGTCTCCCATGCGGCGCCGGTCGCCGAGCAACCGCCCGTTCCCGTCACCCTCATCGTCTCCCCGCCGCGCCAACAACGGCCGCCCGTTCCCGTCACCCTCGTCATCCTCGGGAAGCATTACACGGAGCCGTTAAAAAATGCGCATCTATCTTATGAACCTGGTCCACCGAAAGTTCCAGGTGCCCCGGCGCAAATGGCCCGTGTTGCCTCGCGGAATAGTCAATTCCGTTCAGAAATTGCTCAAGAGCGAGCACGTCCGCGGGGGCCTCCCGAACGCCAACGCGCCTCCCATGTATCTCGGCCAGAACCGCTCGACCGTAGCGCTGAACCGTCTTTTTCGCAACAGGAACGTCTCGACCCTACCAGACGGCGCGTACCTGTACCTCATCGAGTACGCCCCCGCCACGGGACAGTACCATAAGCAGTACGTGCGCGTGCTGGACCTGTTGGAGTGGGGGTCGCGTCACTTTCACCTGCCGACCCTCACGCCAGGGCGCGTCATCATCGCAGCCGGTGAACTCCTGAAAGAAAAAGGTCACATCAAATTCAACCTAGAAAGCGGAACATACACAAGAAACCTCATGCACGAGACTCGGGAATACATGTCCGAAAACAACTACAAGAATCTCGTGCTTGATGCATTTCAAAATGCAAAATCAACACAATTTACAAAACAAATTCTGGTCCCCCAGGTTCTAGGCAGACTCAAGAACCTCGCGCGGGTCCCGAATGGCACCTTGTCCTTCATGTTCGGGGGCAAGCCCACGGCCGCGCTCAAGAAAAGGCCGGCGTACCTGAAGCGTAATCTCAAGGCGAACCTGGTCGCAGCACACGCGCGGCGCGTCACCAACGGCAACTCGTCGAACAACAACGCGAGCCCGAGTCCTCGGCGGAGTGCACGCCGGCGGACTAAATAAAATGTAGACTAGTTTTAAATGTCTGCCGTTGGTTCCCGTGCCCAGGTGTTCCACGGTAACGCCGACCATACCGCCAGCGGCCTCAAGCGCAAGGACCTGAAGCTCAACCCCAAGGGTGAGATTGTGAGCAAGGCCAAGTCCAAGGGTGAGAAGAAGAACCCGTGGATTCAGGCCGTCGCCAAGGCGAAGAAGGCGCTCGGCATCCCCAAGAAGGAGTTTGTGCTCGTGACCAAGGGGTCCGAGCTGTACAAGAAGGCGAAGAGCTTTTATTCTTAGACAAGATCATGGCACCGCGTCGGACGAAGACCAGCCGTTCAAAGAGCCGCACGACCCGCAAGAAGGTTTCCAAGGAGGAACTCGTCAAGGTGCTCGCGCAGCTGCGGAAGATTTTCGCAGTCAAGAGCAAATGAAGTACGCGGGACTCTTGGGTCTCAAGCTGACTTCTTCGAACCGGATCGTGCACGGCATCTTCAACCGTCCAAAAAAGAGCATACGCCCCGCGGCAAAACGGGCGAGTCCCCGGCGGGTTCACACGACGTCTCGGTCGGCGCAGACGGCCCGTAAGAGCGTACTTGAACGGCTTTACAAGTCAATCCCCACGTTCCGTTGAAAAAATACGTCGACTCGACTCCGACCAGGCACGAAACCTCCTGCCCACGAAACAGGCCCTCACTCACCTCAGTGTTGACCTGCTTTGAATTCTCATCGAAAATGTAAACACTATCGTCAATCTTCAGGCGAAGAGACGCACCCTTGAGGTTGCTATTGAAAGGCTCTTGCGGGCACAGAGCCGTCTCGAGGTCGCGCCACCAGTTTAAAAAGGCTGGGTTCGACATGTCAACCTGGAACGAGCGGTACGAAGAGACGCCCCACGTGCACAGCCCTCGCGGAATCTGAAACCGAAGGGGCTCACCCTTGTACTTGAAACGGGTGCGGTCCTTGCCCGACACGACGGAGTCGATTTCAGCCTTTTCGATTGCGCTCCAGAGGACCATTCAGATAAAAATGCGTGTACTTTTTAAATGCAAAATTATCGCCCGAGTAAAGCGAAGCGCGCTACGAAGCGGCTCACGCCTGTCAAGGAGTCGCCCGTCTTCCCGCGCGTGTCGCCGCGCAAGCGGGCCTCGCCGGCAAAGTTTCGCCGGCCGATGCCTCCGACGAACATCACGGCGAGCAACGTGCCTAGAATGCTGAATGTGCATGTAGGGTTCGGGCGCCAGGGTCTCGTACCCACGTGGTCGGTACCTCGCAACCGTGCAAAGCTTCAGGGTATCGTGAACGCAGCGCAGAGGGAGTACATGGCTAGCAAATATAAAGAGGGCCCGCGGGCGCCCAACACGTTGACAAGGAGGTTCGTGAAAGAGTACAACGAGGCTCTCCGTGAGCTTTATGCCGCACACTTGAAGCAACTCAACATCCTCAACAACGCGCGCAAACCGTCACCGAGCTCGCAGCTGTCCCGTAGCCTCGACCGCTACGTACAGGCCATGATGAAGAGCATGCGGCGCTCGCGCTAGGTGCAGTGACCCGCGAAGCACTCGGCGCTAAGCCACCCGTCGTCGAAGATTCTTGTACATCTTCATCGGCATCGTCTCGCCATTTGACAGTATTCGAAATCCATGCATCATATTTGGTCCAAAATAGGACACCCTGAACGCGTTTCCATTGGGCATCCGTACGCGAATCGTATTTCCACCCTGGGGGACACCGCGCTGAACATTGAGTCTGATGTTGCTCGGAGGCGCGTTTCCGGTGGCGAGCGCCGCCCGAGCCCGTAGAATCGCGTCGAGAGGACGCTTCTGGTTGCGATAGTGGCTTTCGGCGATGAACTTGAGAGCTGCACTTTTCATTTTTGAGTTGTTGTTCGCCGGGCGGAAACGCCCTGTTTTCTCAACTTGCTTAGCGGCTCGGTACACATTGGTCCACCGATTATTCGCCTTCTTCTTTCGGGCCTTAAGCATGTTGTTTGCGTACGTATTTGGCGCCATGGCGGCCATAAGCGCGGCGCGGTTTCTTGGTGCCAAGTGTGCGTATACGGAAAGCAATGGATTACCGTTGAGTGTCGCCAAGTGCGATCCGGTACGCTTCTCTTTCCACACGTTCCGTATCTTTTGACCAGCGTTTTTCGTGTTATGCTTCTTGAAAAACAGGGTCCACGTAGGTGAAATGACGATGCTTCGACCAGTCCGAAAGTTCTTTTCTATAACCGGGTAGGTCCAACGAGTGGCAGCGAGGCGCAAATCCGGTCGAACGTCCAAGTTCTCTTCAAACGTGATGGGGCGTCTCCGGATTGCAGCATTGATATTGCGCAAATTCGCCTCTGTGAGGAACCTCATCGCATTTTTGTTCGACCTGACGAGTGAAATGTAGTTGTTTGCATCGAGACTGTTCGAGTTTGAGTTGGAGTTCATAATTTTATCTCGAGAATTTAAGTACAGTTGCACGCGTTCATGACCCGCGTGAGCCCCGAGCCCCTCAAGAGAACCTTGAGTTCCGTGAAGAACGGTTCACGATTCCCGGGCGTCACGACGTGTGCACCGTCGGGCGCCGTAACCTCTAGGTCATGAGGTTCTTGGGTCTCATTGATGACCGTGAGCCAGTTATCCATACGGTCAATCTCCACAGGTCTCCGGACGATATGAAAACCTGGGATCCGAAAGATATGAAGGGATTTTGATTCTAAATTGTAAATGAGTCCGTCATGGGACTTCAAAAGCCACCAGAGACGCCAAGCACGCGCCTCTCGTAACTTTTTGGGTCGGATTCCGAACGCAAGCCGAGTGTCGATGGGCAAGTCGGCCATGTTCAGGATTTTCCAGATGAGCTCATTGGGGAGCTCTGGGGTCAACATTCCCCATTTCACGTAAATAATCTTTAGCTAGAGTAAATGCCACCGTCCGTTAACCAGCAAATCCGCAACTATGTCAACCGCAAGACCAACGTGGTGCCTCAGGTCAACATGAAGGACCTTGCCGCGTTTGCCCTTGCCAACGCCAATCTCCTGTATCACAAACGCAGCAACGGGAAGTGGTACTATTATGCCGGTGGCACGCCCATGAACAAGAAGGCGATTCTCAGCGACCTGCGGATGATGCGCGAGTAGCGGCGAACAGCTCCTTGATCAACTGGGGAGGGACGGCGTAGCGTTCGTGCAGGTACACGAACCGGCCGCGCTTGTTCGGGCCGGCAAATGCCAGGTCATGGATAGGGTACCCCGTCTCCGGGTTGATACTGATCGCTGGACAGTCTGACTTGCATATTTTTCCTACAAAATTCTTAACGTTTGTCCAGATACGAGTTTGCTTCTTGTATGAGAACCCGTATTTGCAGTAAGAAACGTCATGGAACGGAATTCCGTTCATAAATTCTTGATATTTCAGGTGACCCGTCTGGGGATTCTCCATGAACCAAGATTTAGGTTTGAGGTACTTTATGATTTCTAGCGTTTTCTGGACTATGCGGTTCGCACCTTCGATGTCACGGGCGCCGACCGTCTTCGCCTTGGAGTACTCTGTGCAGGGCGGGCTGGCCCACACGACGTCAAAGTGCCCCGGCTTAAAGGCTGCCCTGTAGTCCCATGTCAAGATGTCGGTACAGATTGTGGGGTGCGACCTGATGCGGCAGTCGACGCTTGTGACGTCGTAGCCCGCCCCCAGTGTTTTGCGCAGGCTTTGTGTGCCCGCAAAGAGGTCGAGCACCTTCATTGTATCATTGGGCTAGGAAATGGTTGGGCGCACGCTACGCGCGACGAACGAATGTGCCGTTATTCGTTTTCCTGTAGGTCGCGTCACTTCTTTCAAGATTCCAGAGGTTGAATCGTCGGTTTTTGAGAAAAACCTTGCCATACTTACCACCACCCCAGTGTACGTACCCTACATTCCCGAAAGTGTTGCGAGGTGCAGGCGCGGCTTGAAGCGATTTCCGTGGAATCTCATAGAATTTGGCAGGGTATTTGCCTTGCCAATTCTCAGAATTAGGAGTGAACATATAGTATTTACCATTCTTGGCGAAGATCTTGCTGTTTGTTCCAACGGCCATATACACGTTGTTCCCCATCCGGTACAAACCGTTCCCGATTTTGAAAGTGTTGAGGGTTTTAGGTTTCGGCGCGGGCGGTTTACCCACGCCGGCATGATCTCGAGCCAGATTCCACACGCCCTGTTTTCCAAGTCCACTAAACTGACTGGTACTTGCTGCATAAAGCTCTAAGAATTTACTGATATCGTTGTTGCGTGCAGCATTGACCATCTGTTTCCATTGATTGTTTTTCTGCCAATTAGGTGTCATGTTTCTAGCTAGACGATATTTTTGTTTAGCCCGAGCACATCTCACACGACTCGGGGTTGGCGAGGGAGCAGGCTTCGGCGGCCGAAAGGGAAGCGACCGGAACAGTCACCTGGATCGCCTTGGCCTTGGCGCGCGTCCGCAGGTAGTACATACCCGTCTTGAGCCCCTTGCGCCACCCGTACATGTGCATGCTTGAAAGCTTGGCCAAGGACGGGTTCTCCATGAAGATGTTGAGCGACTGCGACTGGTCGATGTACGCCCCGCGGTCGGCGCTCATGTCGATCAGAGACTTTTGAGGAATCTCCCATACGGTCCGGTAGATCGATTTCAATCGATCCGGCAAACCCGCAACGTGCTGCACGGACCCGCCGTTCCGCACAATTTCGTTCTTGATTTCGGGCGTCCAAAGGCTTAGCTTTTGCAGGTCCTTGATCAAGTGCTTATTGACCATGACAAACTCGCCGGCGAGCGTACGGCGCAGATAGATGTTGGTCGTGTACGGCTCGAACGCCTCGTTGTTGCCCATGATCTGTGCGGTCGACGCGGTCGGCATGGGCGCCACGAGCAGCGAGTTGCGTAGACCGTGGGTCTTGATGTCCTCGATGAGCACGTCGAACGGAACGGTCGGCGCGGTGTCCCACATGTGGTACTGCAGAACGCCCTGGGACGCCGGCGAACCGGCAAACGTCTCGTACGGCCCCTCCTCCTTGGCCAAATGACACGACTCTTGGAGCGCCGCGAAATAGATGTGCGTGAAGATTTGCGTGTTGAGTTCGCGCGCGAACGGCTCGTCAAAGGAAAGCCCAAGCATCTGGTACACGTCGGCCAAGCCCTGCACACCGATGGCGATGGGCCGGTGGCGCATGTTCGACTTGCGGGCCGCCTCTGTAGGGTAGTAGTTACGGTCGATGACGCGGTTCAAGTTGCGCGTGACGACTCGGGTCACTTCGTGGAGCTTGTCGAAATCGAACGAGAAGGGAGCGACGCCGTCAGGCCCAGGCTTCACGAACGTCGGGAGACACAAAGACGCCAGGTTACACACAGCAGTCTCGTCAGGACCAGACACCTCCATGATTTCGGTGCACAAGTTGCTCGACTTGATCGTGCCGATGTTTGCCTGGTTCGACTTGCTATTGACCGAGTCCTTGTAGCACATGAAGGGCGTTCCGGTCTCGACCTGCGACTTGAGCACCGCGTCCCACACGTCACGGGCGCGCACCTTCTTCCGGTACCGGCCCTGGGCCACGTACAGCCTATAGAGCTCGTTGAACGCCTCGCCGTACACGTCGGGCAGGCCTGGGCACTCGTTCGGGCACATGAGGTGCCAGTCCTCGTCAGCCTCCACCTTTTCCATGAACAGGTCCGGGATCCACAGGGCCGTGAACAGGTCCCGGCAGCGCATTTCCTCGTCGCCCTGGTTCAGGCGCAGTTCGAGAAACTCCATGACGTCGGCGTGCCACGGCTCGAGGTAAAACGCAAAGGACCCCTTGCGCTTCCCGCCACCCTGGTTCACGTAGCGGGCCGTGTTGTTGAACACGCGGAGCATGGGCACTATGCCGTCCGCCACGCCGTTCGTGCCCTTGATCAGGGACCCGTTGGCGCGAATGTTCGAGCAGTGCACGCCGATGCCCCCAGACCACTTGGAGATGTGGGCACACTCCTTGAGCGTCTCGAAAATTCCCTCGATGCTGTCATCCTTCATGGCGACCAGAAAACAGCTCGACATCTGCGGGTTGTTGGTCCCTGCGTTGAACAGCGTCGGCGTCGCATGCGTGAAGTGCTTCTGGGACATCAGGTCGTAGGTCTCGCGGGCCCGCTTGAGGTCCGCGCCCGTCTCCGCGCCGTGAATACCGAGCGCCACGCGCAGGAACAAGTACTGGGGCGTCTCGCCCGGGTTCAAGTAGCCCTTCTGAAGGGTCTTGATGCCGAAGTAGCCGAAGAGAAAGTCGCGCGAGTGGTCGATCCACGAGTCCATATCGAGCGCCACGCACTTCATGAATTGGTCAGACACGATACCCTTGGCGTGGAGTGCTAGCATGGCATCCGAGAAGCACTTTGGGCTCGTCTTTTGCATGTTGCTCACGATGATGCGCATGGCGAGCGTCTCGTAGTCGGGGTCCTCTGTGATCATATGGACTGCGACCTCGGCGCTCAAGTTGTCAATCTCTGACGTGGACATGCCGTCGTACATACTCGAAAAGACCTTCTGGGCCACCTTGTCCGGCTGGACGTTGAGCTCTGTAAACTCGGCTGAGGGTCCTTTCAATTTTTGAATTCGCTTTGTCACCTTGTCGAACAACATCTCGACCACATCACCTGAACGCTTGGTGACCTTCATTCTAGGTACTCAAAGGTGGACTTTTTTAAGGCGCTTTTTTTTCGTGGTCCCGTAGTATATGGACGCGTTGGCTCAGCGTCACGCACTTCCGACGCCCCTGAGCAATGCATATTTCTCTGGGTTCAACCGCGAGCAGCTCCACGGTGACATCATCACCGCCATGCGCGTCAAGACGGGCTACACCCTCGAGCGCCAGAACGATTTCGACCTACAGGCGCTCATGCGTCGCGTTTACACCAACATGGCCCGCGACCCGTACTCTGACGTGCGTAGCCAGGTGTCGGCCATGAACAAGCGTGTGGTCAAGGAGGCGACCGCGACCATCTCGACCGGTATGCTCCAGCAGATTGTGTTCCTGCGGGACATCTCGTCCAACCCCGTGCCCCTGGCGGCGCCGGTCAGCACGAGCACGTACGGAAATAAATTGCCCTATAACAGCAAGGGGACCCTGTGATGCGCGCGCTTGACGACATCCTGTTTGGGTTCTTCATCTTTTTTGCGATTGACCGCATGGTCCGCCTATTTAGTAATGGAATTGTGGAGCCCTGGGCAGTGAAGCGTTCTGGGGACAAGAATGTGGTTGAGAATTACAAGCTTGGGGCTGAACTGGTTGCGTTGCTCTCGTGCCTGTATATCGTGTACCGGAACCGTGTGGTGTTGTCCCGGCTCAATAAGGCATGAGAACCCACACGAGCTTGCGCTCGACTACGGGCGCGTTCCACCCAGAATAAATGCGCGCCACCCTAGGCGACCAGCCACGACGTACGTAAGTGTGGTACAGACTTTCCATGGTAAGTGCAGTCAAATTACACGCGGAGCTCGGCAAGCTTCTTGATGGCGCGCGCGGCGGCGTGGGCCCGGCCGGCCGCCTCGAGCTCCTTCATGTTCGGCTCGGGTTCCGCCGGGATGGGGAACTCGGCGAGACGCGCGTTCGCCTTGGCCAGGCGCTCCAACGCCACGGTCTGACGCGGCAGGAGATCCCAGTCCATGCGCTCGTGGTGCTTGGCGAGCGCCTCGGCACGGCGGGCGGTGTAGGCTGCGAACAGCCGCTCCCCGGCCGCTCTCCCCGCGACACGGTCCGACTGGTTGGCCTCGGCCAGTTCGGCATCAGAGAAGGCCGTTATCGAGAGACGCCAAAAGTCGGCGAACTCCGCCTCGGCACGCTTCACAGCCTGGGTCGCAGCCGCTACGGCGTGCTCTGCTTTCAGGGCTTCGAGGACGATGGGGTAGTGCATCTCGACGGGCGAGGCCATTTCGGGGCGCGAGCGAGAATGGGAGTGCCCTTGGATCGGGTCCTCAAGAGGCCCGGCAAGGGCTTAAACACCTGGCTCATGTAGTACCCAATGAATAGGTACCGTGATGAAACGGCCATTATGTGCAAGTCGAAGGGCTGGGACAAAGCCCCCGTGAGCGTTGTGTGGATGCTCCTGAATGAAGAGATTGGCGAACTCGCCTCTTCAATCAGGCAGACCCAGCGGATTTACCGCAAAACTGGTCTCAAGAAGGACCGTGGGACTGACGTCATGATGGAGATGGGCGACGTGTTTAGCTACCTGTTTCAGTTGGCCCATATGCTCAACGTTGATATGGACGTTATGTGGGAGCTACACCGGCAGAAGGTCCAGACCAAAATGTACAAATAATAATGTGCACCCTATGTAATGGCGACTGCCGCTTTGGCCAATGACGAGTTGAGCATGAACCGCTTCAACCCGTACACGTGGTCGGGTTCGTACGGCGTCAACACCGACGGGTTCGCGAAGGACGTGTACATGGACGGCTCGTACTACACGCAGCGCAGCGACGAGCCCATGGAACAGAACGCGGTCGTCGAAGGCTCGGAGCGCAACCTTGTGAGCAGCATCTTCTTAAAGACGGCCTCGGTCGACCCCGCGCCGACCGCGCCTTTCCCGGCGCGCAAGTACGAGTGGGAGGACGGCACGACGTCATGGTACCGCCCGGGCGCGTCCACCGGTGCGTCGTTCGGTCCGCTCGAGCAGCTGCTCAAGGCGGCGAGCCCGGGCAACCTACTCGTGTGGCTGGTCCTTGCGGTGATCGCCCTTCACATGTACCGGACGATGAAAAAATAAAATGCGTCTGATGATCAGGATATGAATCACCGTCGTGCCGATCGTCTTCCCGTCCTAGGACGAAATGACCGGATGGCGCGCCGTGAAGAGGCGCGGCGCGTCCGAAACGCCAACGCTCGCGCCGCCGACGCGACGAGGCGCGCAAATGCCGCCAATGCCCAAGCCAAGGCGCGCCTGCTTAAGAGCTTCAACTTGCTGAAGAACTTGGCAAGGAACGGTGGCTACCACGAGTACATCGATCTGATTGGCGCTGTCCGGAACTTCAGCGCCGCACCTCACAATTCCCCCAATCTAGACCGGCACGCGAACGCCATCTTTAGGGCGTACGCCGCGATGCCTGGCCCGGCCCGGTCATTGGGTACCAGGACCAAACTTAAGCTTCTCGGACACATCCGAGCGTTGACGGGTCAATATTCGACCCGTCACTCGGATGCCATAAAGAATGCTTCACTGCGGTACGGCCTTGGGTCGCGTCTGGGGTCAATCGCACGCTTCATGGTGCGTTAAATAGCCGTGACCTTTGGAGCCTGGACCTTGACCAGCTTTTTCGCTAGCGCGTCCTTTTCGGCGCGACGCCGTTCAGTCAACTTGGGGCATTCGTGCACCTCAAGCTGAATGCACCGACTACAAAAGGACCCCTCACATTCCCGACACGTCATGAACCTCGGTCTGTGGCGGCACCCGTCCGTCGTCATCTCCTACTATCTCACATACAGTTTCAGTCTTAAACTGGGGGTCGAAGGGCGTGTCGTCCTCGTCGAGTGTGCACAACCCGTGGGTCCGCCCTGCACAGATTCGGTCCCACGACGCCTGCATAGCGGGCAGGTTCGTCCTGAACCATTCACGGTCCCGCGCGATGCGCACAACCACAAACTCCTCAGCCTTTGGGGGGTCCACGCTTGCCGGCCGGTACTGCACAAAGTCGCACTCCTCCAGGTCCGTCACCTCGAGCAAGAGCTGAATCTGGGGAAGGTAGTGCTTGGGCACCTTTGCCTCGATCTTGCGGGTCAGTGGGCACTTGATCTCGAGGAGCAGACCGTCCTCTGTGATGCCGTCGGCCGAGCCGCCGAGCCACGGGTACTCGCGGTGACGCACGAGCCCGATCTCGTGGGACTTGTGGCCGCAACGCTCGTCGTACAGGTCGCGCACGAAGGGCTCGAGGAGCGTGCCGTGGGCCGTCGCTGCGTTGCCACCCCACTTGGTTCGCAGGACCTTCTTCTTGACGAACGCGTCGGGCGACTCGTACCGGTTCTCACCGATGGCGCTGGCGACGTCGCTGGCCGTGATCATGTTCTCACGCAGATCTAACCATTCCTGAGTTCTTTGATCGGCGTATTCTGCCGCGAGGAGCTCACGGACCCTTTCGAGGAGCTGGGACATCTTTGTTTTTGAAGCGCGAATCCGTCTTAAGTACAATCTCAGCCGCGTTCTGTTCAGCCTGCTTCTTCGTGAGTGCAAAGCCCGAGCCACAGTCGAGCCCGTCGACCACGACCGTGATGAAGAACTGGTTGCCGGCGTGGATGCCGTCGACGCGGTACTCGGGCAGCGGGTACTTGAGCGCTTGGCACCAACGCATGAGCTGGTCCTTGTAGTTGTCATCGACGAGCGACGTGGTCACCTTGGTAAACGACTCGAGCACAAACTTCTTGGCGTGGACCATGCCCAGGTCCAAGTAGATGGCACCCACGAGCGCCTCGAACGCATCCTCCATGATGTGCTCGTTCGTGTTCCAGTTGTTCCGCTCACCCTTTTCGTCCATCAAAATGAGTTTGTCGAGACCGAGAACCTTTGAAATCTCACATAGGGTTTTGCCCCGGACCATCTTGGTGCGAGCCTTGGTTAAGAAGCCCTCCTGGTGTTCTTCGTACTGGTCGAAGAGGTGCTTCGTAATCACAAAGCCGAGGACCGAGTCCCCCATAAACTCGAGCGTTTCGTACGAACCAGTCAAACCTGAATAGCGCTTCAGGGCTGACTTGTGCGTGAAGGCGCGGCGATACAGTGTGAGGTCTTTCACTTTCGTCCCGACCAGAGCATTCACAGTTTCAAGTGATAGTTCTGGTGGAGATTCCATCGGGTCCCCTGTGGTAACAGCGACTGACCTTTTTATCTGTCACGCCTGGCCTTGACTTTACTTGTTCGGTGTGTACACGACGTGGATAATGTTGTCTGTCCGACCGACCATGGTGTATGTCCCGGGTGCGAGAGTCACTTCATGCTCATAGGGTACATTTGAAGGTGTGTACGAGTTGTGCTTTATGGAGGGGTACCTCCCCCGATTCAGCATGAGCACGTAGCCATACTGCGTAGATCCTCGTCGTGACGGACCCTGTGACCAGATGCTGGCGATGTGCTTTTTGGTCGAGAATGACCAGAAAGTCGGGACATGGTGACTTTTGTTCCGGCGGGTCGTAAAGTTGGTCAGCATAGCAATCGACTTGGGGTCGCTGCGCGCCATACCTCTGTAAAGAACGGGAACAGTCCGCGGGAACTTCTTGGCATGACGCTTCATTGCTTCAAAGTGCGCACGAATCCTCGGGGTCTCTGCATTGTTGTACGGACCGGTATACTTGGGTTTCAGCGGCCGCGTCCCGAGCATCTGATTCATCTTGGCCGACCCGCCACCCCCTGTAAAATAGGCGTACGAGCGCTTGACAGACCCCCCGAGAAGACGCCGCTTGATGATACTGGCGGCCGTCTTGGGAGACAATTGCTTCTTCCGAGGCGTATTCGTCATACTAGACACGCGTAAAATTAAAGACGGAAACAGGGTCGTTTTCGTTTTCAAAGAGATACCTATTACACGCGCGCGCCCTCTTCACTCAACTCACACTGCAGCCGCGACGGGAGCCTTGACCACCTTCGGGCGGACCTTCTTCTCCTTCGGGGGCGCGTTCGGGTCCACGGGCGCCTTGACCGCGCGCGGCTTCTTCTCCGGCGCGTTTGGGTCCTTCAGGTAGTGCGGGTTGATGTACTTCTGGATGTTCAGGAAGGTGACCTGGATACCCTCGGGTACCTGCAGCAGGTCCTTCATCGTGTCGTCCAGGCTGATATTCTGGCCCGCCTTCAGACCCTTGGCCTCCACGTACTCGTTCATCTTGCGAGTCACCTGGGACCGAGAGATCTTGTCCTCGGGGCCCAGGTTCAGGAACGCACGCAGCTTCGGGGTCACGTCCAGGGGCTTGTTGAAGCCGTTGTTCTGTGCACGGGCAGCCGCCTTCTCACCAGACGGGTCCTCAATGTGCTGGCGGATCTTGCGCACATCCTTGCGCAGCGCCTTGATCTCCTTGGCAAGCAGCTCGAGGGTAACGGGGGCGATAGTGTCAGCCATTGTACATACTCCATGGCGGGCACCTTTAAGCCATGTCGATGAGCAACAGCGCAAACACAATCACGGCGAAAAGTAGAAATGCATTCAGGACCGCGGACCAAACCTTAAGAGGGGGTGGCGCGGGCGGGAACAGAAGTTCAGTCGCACCGGGCGTCTCTGTCGGCAAGTCACTCTGAGGCAAGTTTACATTGAAACCGTCAGGTAGAGTGATGCCCGTCGAAGCTCGCATCTCGACCCCCATACGGGGCGCATGTGCCGACCCACCCGTGCACTTGGGCACGCAACACCCCGGGTCGCACGGATACACCAGGCCGTTTTGACGGTTTATGTACCCACAGACCGTGGTATAAGGGTCCATGGGGTCAGCAAGGCACATGCAACCCTGCATCACAAACTCCTGGTTGCACGTCTGTGTCATCTAGTGTTAAAGAATATTTTTGTTTATGATACAATGGAGTACGCCAAGCCGACCAAGCTTCCAGACGGCCGCTATTTTCTGAAGATTTCGGGTGCTCGTCACCAGGTGAACAACCTCGTGCTCCAGGACCCGCTGTCGACCAAGTCTGTCAACTTCAAGATTGAGGACCCGGCGCTCTTCGCCACCATCGATGCCGAGATTGTCTCCAAGGCGAAGGAGTCCAAGGTGGAGTGGTTCGGCAAGGAGCTCAGCGACGAGACGATCACCAACGCCTTCCAGGAGAGCGTCACTGACGGCGTCTTGAACGCGTCGCTCACGACCGTCAAGGGTCAGACGGTGACGACGGCGTTCGACGTCCAGAAGAACCAGTTGGAACTTCAGGACGTCAAGGAGGGTACGCGGTGTGACGTGGTTTTCGAGCTCTCGGGTCTTTGGTTCCTCAAGAAGTCGTTCGGGCCCATCTGGCGTGTCGTCCAGGTTCGCACGCGGACCGCCGCGCGCCGCGAGCCGGTGAACCAGTATCTTTTCACGGACGACGTCGAGGCCGAGGACGCTGACGACCCAGCCGACTACCTCGACTGAAAAATAATGTGTCCCTAAATATAAATGAATCGCAAGAGCCTAGCGATCATGGTCCTGGTTGCGATCATCGCGTACCTGCTGCTGGCCCCCCAGACCAGCCGCTTTGTGGGGGGCGTGGTGCCCGCCGCCGCCTCTAACCTGACGACCCCGACTGTGTCCTCTGCCGAGTACCAGGGCGCGATGGGTGACGCGATGGCCGACGCGTCCTCTGCCAGCCTGATCCCCCGCGAGGTTGTTCAGACCGAGGACTTTGGTCAGTTTAGCCCGGACAAGATCCTGAGCGGCCAGAACTACCTGGACCCGCGCTCGCAGATTGGTTACCCGGAGACCTTGGGTGGCGTGCTGCGCAACGCGAACCGGCAGTTCCGCTCCGAGCCGATGAACCCGCGCACGCCCGTGTCCATCTTCAACCTCAGCACGATCCCGCCCGACACCATGCGCCCCAAGTTTGAGATCTCCCAGGAGTACCAGTAAGCGTGCAATTTTGAAGTAAAATTAGTCGGGTCGAAGGCGTCGTGACCCAACCAAACTGTAATCTAAACCGAGACTGGTTTACATTACCGTAAAAACGTGTTGTGTATGCGCTAAACAATAAAAGACACGCTTCTGTCCCACCTACAAACATGAGCGCCCAGCAGTACCTCTCCGACTGGAACGCCGGCCCTGCCCATGACCTTCTGATTCCACAGGGGCGGTGGTGCCACGAGTTTTTCGACAAGTGGGCGCCGTATATCGCGTCTGAAACCGGTGTGAAGATTCACGATGACGACGGGTTCACGCGTCTGGACCGCTATGCGCTCGGGCGTGTGTGCGCCCTCCGTAGCCTAAAGAAATAAGGCCCTAGTCCTACATACAATGGCCGATTTTAAGACTATTATGACCGAGTGGGTCCGCCTCAAGGCTCAGTTGGCCGCAGCACGTAAAGACCTCGGCGTTCTGAACACGCGCGAGAAGGAGCTCCGCACGTTCGTGACCCGGCACATGGCCGCCAACGAGATTGACACGGTTCGTGTCCAGGACAAGGTCAAGGTGAATCTCAAGACCAAGACGACCAAGGGTGCCGTGACCAAGGACGTCATCAAGAAGGGTCTCGGCACGTACTTTGCCGGTGACGAGGTCCGCGTCGAGGGCGCGTTCCAGGCGATCGTTGACGCCGCGCCGACCAAGGAGGTCCAGGCGGTGACCCTTACAGGCCTAAAGGGTCTGGACGTGTAACACCCAAGACACACCTCGGCAATCATGGGTGTGAACGATGAGTACTCGCGTGACGCGTACAGCTACGAGCTTGCGTACGACTCGGACGGTTCGGATGAGTTTGATCACGAGCTCGACCCCGAGGTCTGGCAGGACATGTACTCAGGTGAGCTCCTCGATGGTTGGATGCACATCCGAGAGTACCTCGAAGGCAATTACCTCCAGTGCAGGGCCGGGTTCCCTCAGTTTGTCGAGCTCGTCCTCGAGCCCAGCAAGTGGTACACGACCCAGGAGCCAGGCCAGTGGCAGCTCACGATGTGGGAGCTCATCAAGGACCTCCCAGTGGTGGGCGAGCGTCTCGACCCCCAGAACTTTTATGCCTGGACCGAAAATTATGTAGACTACTTGTAATGATTGACATTACCGGCCCCAAGGTTCTTGCCCCGGCCCTCCTGTTCGCGGTGCTGAGCCCGGGCATGCTGTTGGCCATCCCGGCCCAGTCCAGCCTGCTGGTCCAGGCCGTCGTGCACGCCGCCGTGCTCGCCCTTCTTTATTACGTCATCGCCAAGTACGTGCTCAAGGTGAGCCTGACGTCTGCTGACATGCTGATGACGGCGGTGCTGTTCGTGGTGCTGACGCCCGGCCTGCTGCTGACCCTGCCCCCGCGCTCGGGTGGCGTGTTCCGCAGCGGTCAGACCTCCGCCATGGCCGTCGGCGTGCACACCCTGGTCTACGCCGTGGCTTTCGCCATGCTGCGCACCAAGTTCGCCGCGTACTACTAGGCACTCAATTCCCTTCTAAAATTGTAGAGCGATGGTCAAGTACCTGGCTATAGGCCCGGGCGCAATGGGATACTTTTTGTTCCAGGGCGCAGTCAGTAACCTCGCGCAATCTGGTAGACTCGCAGACCTGGAAGAGATTTCAGGCGCCTCTGCGGGTGCTACTCTCGCTTTCCTGTATGTCCTCACCAAAGGAGACACAGCAAAGATGCTTGACAGTTCTTTAGATGCTCCAGTCCAACAAGCTATGAAACCGAACATCAAGTCTCTCGTGAAGAACTATGGTCTCGTCCCAAATACCAAGGTTCAAAAGGTTCTCTCCAATTTGTGTCAAAAATTAGTGGGCCAGAAGGATCTGACGTTTCAGGAGCTCTACACATGGTACCCTATCAAGCTCCACGTCGCAGCCTTTTGCGTAGAGCGCGGGTCTACCGCGTACTTTTCGGTGGACACGACGCCGACGATGAGCGTCGTCCAGGCAGTGACCGCGTCTATGTGCATCCCCTTTATGGTGGCTTGCATGAAGATCGGTGAGTGGACCTACATCGATGGAGGTGCAGCCGAGCGCAGCCCGTGTGGGCCCTTTCTGGGCCGCGGGGCGGACGTCCTCGCCATTATACTCGAGGACGGCGTCCCGCCACACATTTCTGATGTGAAAAGCTACGCCTTTGCCATGCTCTACTCGACCATGAGGTTGCGACACCAGTACCACGTGCCAACGCACGCCCTGAAAGACACGGGGTTTAACGTATTTGATTTTGAAATGTCACGAGAGACCAAGCTCCGGATGTTTCTGTCAGGATTTTCTCGGGAAATTGCATGACGATTCGTAAAAGCCACATGCGTTTCAACGCGAGCAAAGCGATCCGGGTCCGCGCCGTGCCGTCGCCCGACGTTGGGGCGGCCGGCCGGAGCAAGAAGGTGATCGGCCACCTCAAGGGGGGCATGCTCACCACGTACGGTTACCACCCGGTCGAGTCGATGACGTCGCGCCACCGCGCGCTGTCCAAGGCGATCACCCGGGGCCGCGAGAAACCCCTGGCCGTCTTCCGCCGCCTACAGGCCATCAGCCGTCTGACCAAGGGAAAGCTGCCCACGGCGTCGCGCACGTACAAGAAGGACCGCGACTGGGTCCGGTCAAAGTTCCTGTCAAAGAGCGCTTAAACGGGTGACGCGTGATGCCACCATGAGCACGTTGACCCAAGGCGCCATCGTTGCAGTTGCTGCAGCTACAGGTTCGGGAAGCGCCGTCGCCTCGCACATCGCCCTCATCGTGATCCAGACCGTCTTTGGTAAGTTTCTACTGACCCTGTTGCTGTTTTCGTGGATCCTGTCAGAGACGCTCCGGTACCGGACGCACCGCGAGCAGTGCCGGGTGTTTGAAAGGGCCCTGAGTCACCATATAAGGGAGAAAAGTACGGAACCTATAGATGATAGAGTCCCTTGCACGAGATATCTGGAAGGCCCTAGGCCCCGGGTACTCCGAGGCCGTGTATCACACAGCCTTTGAGGTGGGCCTGCGTAAGCAGGGGGTCCCATACGAAAGCGAGAGGATCATCCCCCTGTTCTACGAGGGTCTGAACGTTGGTAACGTTCGTGCCGATATCGTCGTAGATGGGACGTTTGTGATTGAGCTCAAGTCTGTTGCGCGGCTCACAGAGCCAAACAGAATTCAGATTAGAAATTACCTGACCCTTTTGGGTCTTGAATATGGGTACCTCATCAATTTCCCAACAGGGGTCGGGGCCCTCGAGTGCGAGGAGGTTCGGAACCCATCAGGGTCTCCGGCCGCTCCGGGGTGTCTACCCGGGCCAGAGAGTGACACGTCACTCGCTCCACCCCTCCCGACTCTATGAACGCCCCGGCCTTCTCCGCGCGCCTCGCGGCCGCCTGTGACGCGTTCCTGGCTGTGCCGACCGAGGGCTTCCGCGGCACACAGACTGCGTGCGCACGCGTCGTGGCGCTGTTCCGCCCCGGCGGCTTGTACAACGGCCTCTTCCACACGGTGATGGCTCTCAGCCCGGCCGAGAGCCAGCAGCTCGGTGCGACGCCGGCCGAGCGCTACGAGACCCTGGACACTGCGCTTGCGCGCTGGCTCGAGGGCGCGTGCGCCAAGCCGTACGTCAGCCACCCCGACGACCTGGGCATGGTGCTAGCCGACACGGACTGGCCGCGCGAGTTCCACGGCCTCATGGCCATGCGCTTCTTCGGCTCCGAGCCCACCAGCCGCAAGCTGGCCCACATGATCGAGAACTGCGCGGGCACCGTGTTCGAGGTGCGCGACTGCGAGGAGCCGCTCTTCAAGGCGCTCAAGGCGCGCGAGAAGACCATCGACCAGAGCTCGGACTCGTTCACGGAGGTGATGGAGCAGTACCGCCAGGTCCACGGCCTCGCCGGTGACATCGCCAAGGCGCTCGACGCCGTACTCACCCGTGGCCCCATCACCGGGCCCCACTACTTCGATGGGCTCACCGACGACGGCATGGAGCCCGACGCTGACTGGATGTTTGCGCACGCCGCCGACCAGATGGTGACCGAGGCGGACCTGCTGCTGGCTGCCGCGCGCGAGCTGCGCGAGACGGTGCCTAAGCTGCTGACCTGGGGCGCGAGCGTGTAATCGCACCTACACTGTGCGCCAGAATTCCCAGTGAAGTTCCTTGCAAATAGCCTCCCATATCCGGTCCTGAAGGTACAATTTCTCTTTTGATTTCAGGAGTGGGAAACACGGCAGGTAATCATCCTCCCCGAGCAATTCACAAAACTTGTAAAGCACGTAGGAGTAACTCAAAAAGTTCTTGCGGCTCGCAGGCTTGTGCTTCTCGAAAGGCGCCTCGATCTTGTGGAACATGAGTCTGAGGCGGTCCTCGAGGGCCTGTGGCATCGTGGGCGGTTGGATGCCGTTCAGAATGGTCGCAATATAGGGCACGTGTTCATAGTACTTGGACTTGTCCAGCTTCTTCAAAAGACCCTTGACCTTTTCATGTGTAATCTCTGAGAGGTCCTTGATCTTTTGCTTCTTAAATTCAGCTCTGAGCTGTTCGAGGACTTCGGGTGGGACGCTCGTAGACTCTTTCGCCTGAAACTGTGATATCCATTCATTAAAGTGGTTCTCGCGTTTGTAGCTATACACGACGTTCTTTTCAATCTCCTGCTCCTCCTTGAACCCGAGCTCCTCCCCGAGAATCACCTCGGTCGCGCCGCACTTCGTACAAATCTCTTCGCTTTGTGCGTCGTCATAGGTCCTGGTCCAGTACTCGCCGCAAGACCTACACGGCTTGTCGTGGTGCTGCTTCACGGGCTCGTGAGCGTCAAACTCACCTTCGACCTCGCGAAGGTACATTTTGTAAATGTCTTTACGTTGGACCCCCTTTCGCGAGGCGACAGTCAGGTTTGCGACCGTGCGTGTCGTCACCTCATGCTGATCCGCTTGGGTCCCGGCGGTGTATTCACGAATAATAGGCATGCACGAGAGCAGGTACTCGACCATTTCATCTTGGGACTGACACTCTTCAATTCTTGAATTGAATTTAGCTTCCATCTCCTAGGTAAATAAAGTATCAACTTTAACTAGGAAACGGGACTCTTAAAAAACACTCTCAGGGCGCGGGTCAAGGCGGCCGAACGCATGCGGCGCATGCCCAAGGTTCTGGACAACGTGGCGCGCCCAGGTCCGTTCAAGGCGCGCGTGAAGCGCATCACCGAGGCGTTCCCCAAGCGGTTCTGGTTCTACCACCCCGTCGTCTGTGGAGGTGGAAAGACGCGTCAGATTCCGAAGCGCGTAGGGTCCCGCGAGGTGTACACGTGCCCCGACCGCACGACGCGCGTCTTCCAGCGATGGAAGACACCCGAGGGTTTCTTTAAGCACAGGTATGGCCGGGGCGGTGAGTTCGCCCAGGGTCTCTGGGCCGTGCTTCATAAGCTCGGCTACAAGGTGCGGCTCGTGCTCGGGTACTGGCACGGAGCTAACGCGCTATGGGTCGAGATTTGGCACCCGACAAAAAAGCGCTGGATCGCGCTCGACCCCGCGGCAAAGCACGGGTACGGGAGGAAATTTCCAAAGCCAGGTATGAAGGTTGTGGCACTTCAGAATTCTAAAGCAGAATTGGTGAATAGGACGCGGACGTATAAGCGCAAAGTTTGTCACAAGGCTGGATGTCTAACACATGGCGGCTACTAGCCCTGTCCCCGCATCTCGCGCATCTGCATCCCGACAGCCACCAGCCCTTCTGCAATGTCGGCACGGACGGCGCCCAGGCGCGCCGCGACCCGCGTGATCTCGTTCAACAACTCTTGGGGCACCTCCACCTGCGCGTAGGTGGTCACCACCTCCGTGAACAGGTCTGCGAACACGATGACCAGGTCGCGCTCCTCGAGGACGAGCGCGTGTAGGCGGGTGATGTTCTCAAGGTACCACGGGTCGTCCATGGCTTGGGTCCGGGGGGCGCCCGAGTTATGGGAGGGCCCTCGGCCCAGGCCCTCAGTCCAGCTTCGGTGCGAGGTAGAACCGCAGGTCCCCTAGGTTCGCTATGGTATACCGGAATACTATGGGCATGTTCTCATTGGCCGAGTCCTGCATGAGCTGGACGCTCGAGCACATATTGGTCGCCTTGGTGAACAGATTGATATACTTGAGACTGAAGACACCGCCCGTACGGCTCACGCTCTCCGGGAACTCGATGACCGTCTTCTGGTCTGCAAAGTCGCCCGCGCAACTGAGCTCGAGCATGTTTGTGTCGCGGACGATGGTCATCTCGTTGGCCAAGTTGCCCATGTCGCGCGTGATTCGCTGAAAGTCTACGGTCGGTAGTGTCGTGATGACGTTCATGGTAATGTCGGGCAGGTCCAGGATGTCCTCGTTGATATCGAGAAGCTTGAGCTTGAAGCTCGTGTTGGACTTTTTGACGGGATTCTCGATCAAAATTTCCATAAAGTCCCGGTTCGTGACGCGCATGGTCAACGTATCAGTCCCCGATATGGACTTGAGCAGCTTGTACATGTTCGCCATGTTCAGACCGGCGGTCACGTCGGCCGGGCACTCATACTCTTCAAAGTTCTCGGCGCCGAGAGTCATGTGCACGAGCGTGACACGCGCAGTGTCGAGCGTCAAGATGTGAACGCCTTTTGGTGTAAAGTACACGTTCACATCATTGATGATATCCTTGAGAACCTCGAAGACCGACTTCAGAGCCGAAGCCTGAATGGTCCTGAGGTGCATTATCTTGAGAGGCTCGCAATTCTCTAACTAAAAGCTTCGCGTATGTAAAGCATGGCTGCTCCTGCACCTTCCACCCCAGCCCCGCCTCCTTCGCTCTCCAAAGTAGAGATGAATGGTGAATGCTACACGGGTACACCCGGTGACACACTCAGTGCCTTCGGTGCATCGGCGAAGATGGGTCTCAACGGGATGGGCATGGCGTTCATTTGCTGCTGTATTCTATTATTCGCCTACATCTCTACGACGGCGACAAGTAAAGTACCACTCTTTATCGCCGCGTGTTGTGTATGCTCTTTGATAGGCTCACTTGGCCAGTATTTGTCTGCAAAGTCAGAACTCTCCCGCTTGAAGACGTCCGGAAAGCTCAAGGCGTGTGCGCCCGCCGCGCGTCTCTAAGTCGTTGAAGTTCGTCGAATGGCTTGTGCCACGGGTGACACTCCATCATATCTTCGATGACGTCGCACAGGGCATCGAAGAGCTCGACGGACATCTCGACAGTGGGACTCGGAGCCATATTGACGTGTCCACGGGTCGCGTCTCTAAGATCACAGGTTCGACGACACCTCATCGATGAACGCGCCCGCGCCGAGACCTAGACCGAGGACCACGCCGAGGCCCATGACGACGTAGGCTGCCGAGAGGCTGCCCTGGCCGCGCCGAGCCTTCTTGAGGAGGGACATGCCCCACACGAAAAGCAGGAGACCGAGGGCCATGAAGATGAGCTGGGCACCGATCATACCGATGCCGAGACCGAAGCCAGTCTTGATCAGATTCTTGAGGGACCCTGAGGACATTGTTACAATTCACAAACAAAATTGTCCATTTGCAGGTGGTAGAATTTGCTTTAGCTCATTTTTTAGCTCTTGAGAAAGCTCCTTCCTCTCATATGAGTTTTTGGTAGGACGGAGCGTCTTAAGATTCAAGACGTACTCCGCAGGGTCGAACCGTTGCACGAGATCAGTGGTCTTGAAGACCATGACAGGCGTGCTGCCGACGGTCATAACAGTATAATCGATCCATCGATGTTCACTATCGTTATCATATTCACGCGTCTTCTCGTCCTGAGAAAGCTGCCACCACCACGGACCAGAGCCCAAAACGTTATTAGCCACCTTAGATGCGATACCGTCCCAGAAAGTGCGAGGGCTCTGAGCAAACGCCATACTCTTCACGCCCCGCTTGGCTTTAGGCCCGAGACTTTTGAAAAGCATCCGTCACACTCATCGCAATTCTCTCCTCAAGTTCAGGGGTCAAGCGGGGCTGGAGGGACTCACCGTATCGGTCAAGTTCAAAAAGTGTTGGGGTGTCTGTGCCATCGATATTTGAAACAAAATTGTCAGACCCGTACCAAGACTCAAACTCTGAGGGAATCATAGACGTGAGCCAAGCCTTGACCTCGCCACCAACCTTCATGTTCCCGTCGTCGGTCACGAGGGTCGGCACGTTCGTGATTTTCTTGGAAGGGACCCCTAGGGTCGTGATATTATGGAACCGAACAATCTCAAGGAGACCCGGCTGACCCTTGATGAACTCGATAATCTCACGGGACCATTTGCACTTGTCAGAGTAGACCAGAAGGGCCATTGAAAATTGAGTAGCTTTTAATTACACTCAATAAGCGCCATGGTCACCTCGCCGAGGTTGTAGTACGCCTCGGGGGTCTCGTCCTGGTAGGCGGCCAAGAGCGCCTCGGCAAGGTCGTCGTACTCGTCGAGGTGGGCACGGATCATGTCCTCGACCATCCTGCACAGCTTCTTGCGGTACTCGAGGTCCTCGGGCTGTGGGTCCTTGAGGAGCTCGCGTGCCCTGTCGGCCAGGGACAAGACGTAGTGCATGGTGGGCGTCAGAGGCATGCCAGCCATGGAGCGCTCGTAGGCAAAGGAGAGGGCCATGTTGGTTGGAGGTGTGGAAAGGGTTGGCGTGGCTGGGACTGGCGTGTAGAGGACACGTTTCCTTAGAGGAGACCGTCGCGTGTACTGTATCTCCAATGCCGACTTCGGTATGTAGTCCGAAGTCGAAAAAATCTTGTGGCGAGGAAGAGTGTCCCACATGTCCAGCCCGATCCCTGGCAAGTGTGTCACATGTTAACGCCTGGAGTCCGCGAAACGGGGACACGAGACCGATTGATATACTCAAGGGTTCAAGACGGCGCATATGGCGCACGTGCTCAACCTGTGAGCATGAATACGAATTGGCGGCGTACAACGATTCTTGGGAGAAATTATGCCCGTATTGCTCCGAGCCCCCGAAGAAGTTATGTGATGCTGAAGATTGTGAATCATGTTTCGCCAAGTCATTTGCTTCTCATCCTCACGCACATGAATGGGATTACACGCGAAACACGACGACGCCACGCACAACTTTTTTATACTGCAATGACCACAGGGCATTCACTTGTCGAACATGCAACCACCCTCTTGACATCGCTCCATGCGACATCATGCAAGGTCAATGGTGTTCATTCTGTGCACACCAGAGACTGTGTGAAAACTCCAACTGTGGGATGTGCTTTGAAAACTCATTCGCTTCACACGAAAAGGCGGCGTTTTGGAGCGCCCTCAACCAAGACTCACCTCGCCAGGTGTTCAAGAGAAGTTCAAGAACCAAATGTTGGTTTGATTGCCCAATATGCCTTCATCCCTTCGAAGCTATCATATCGGACATAACCAATGGTAGCTGGTGTGGATACTGCTCTACCCCACCAAAACATCTCTGTGACGACGGCTCGTGTGATAAGTGCTTTGCAAAATCATTTGCCTCTCACCCGAAAGCCGTCCACTGGCATGAAGATAACCCAAAGACGGCGCGGCAAACATTTTTGAACTCCAATCACCATTGCAAGTTCAGATGTGATGTGTGCCCAAATGTATGGTCCACGCCCCCCGCCAATGTGAACGTGGGAACTTGGTGCCCGAAATGCAAGCACAAAACGGAGAAAATCGTATTGGACTATTTGAGTCAACACTTAACTGACGTTCAATACCAGGTCAAGTTTGATTGGTGTGTATGGCCCCAGAGCGGCAGAAAGTTGAGCTTTGATTTTGTGCTGCAAAATGTGATCATCGAACTAGACGGTGATCAACATTTTATACAAGTTGGTAATTGGACTTCCCCTGAACGCACCAGAGAAAGAGACTTGTACAGAATGAAAACGAGTTTGCAAGAGGGCTTCTCAACTATTAGGATTCTCCAACGGGACGTCTCCCTGGACAAATACGACTGGAAGACCGAGTTACTCAATGCCATTCGACAATGCTTGAGCGTAGACGCGCCATGTCTAGTTTTCCTAAGCAAGAAAGGGGAGTACGACGAGATGAGAAGCCAAGTGGAGGTTTAACTTTTTTCATTGCTACTCGTAATGAAGGACATTGTGATTCCGGTCCTGGCAGCCATCGCCCTATTTTTGGTCTGGAATGGTCGACAGGTGGCCCGCTTCGAGGACGGCGAGGCGCTCCAAGGCGACCGTGTACCCCCTGACGTGACCCAGGTCATCCTCGAAAAGGTACAGGGGTCCGACCCGAACATCGTGCCGATCGAGACCCTGTTCATCAACCACGCCGGCGACGGCGTCTACAACTCGCGCTTCATGTTCTTCAACACGAAGGGCTTCTTCGGGTCCCAGTACGACGTCCAGGCCAAGGTGAACGCGAACGGCTCGGTCCAGATTATGAGCCAGACCGAGTCGGCCCGGGCCGATTACTCGCGGGCCTACAAGCCCGATCAGTACCGCCCGTGGACGAGCGTCCAAGACAGCCTGGACGCCCAGTTCTCTGCGGCGCTGAAGAACCCCGTCACGGGTCCGCCGCTCGAGTCGTACAAGCCGACGCTGCGCTAGACGCGAGGGCCCTTTTTGACACGTAACTATAGGATGGCCTTGAGCGCCAAAAAGCTAGCCGCGCTCGACAAGACGCGCCGGAACGTCCAAAAAGAGACGTACCAGGCCATGCTTGAGCAATTTACTCGAAAGATTCGCACGTCGTACGAACTCGGACGAAAGGATGCCATCCTTACGATACCCCCGTTCGTCGTGGGATTTCCGAGGTACGACCTCGCCAAAGCGGTCATGTACATGGCGCGCCAGCTCGTCCGGCTCGGCTACTCCGTGACCCTGATAGGGCCGCTCGACCTTCGCGTCACGTGGGCCCGCGAACAGGCTGCCGCACCGGAGGAGGATGCCGCCTACGGCTCGATCGACGTGCTCCCGGGACTCGTCAACCTCCAGAAGACGGCCCAGCAACTGCGAAAGGCAACTAGGAAATAAGTCTCGCGAGCCGGGACCGCGGCGCGGTCCCGGAAATAAGTCCTTCGGACTTACTAAGCATGGACCTCCTGAACGAGTCCGAGCGCCGGTTCACGAAGAAGCTTTGTGACGCGATGATCCCCCCGATGATCGAGGCGTTCTGGGAAATCTGGCTCGAGGCCAAGAAGGAGTGCGCCGAGAAAAAGACCAAGAACGCCACCAAAGTGTTCCAGGAGCTCCTCCGGGGCGTCAAGACCTGGAACGCGTCCATGTCGCTCAAGAACACCGAGGCAATCATCAAGAATCAGCCTCTATTCCCGAACCTGCTTGCGGCCGTTTTTGTAATTCACGTTAAAATTCTGAGTGCGATCCGGACCGACAAAAAGTCCAAGAAGATCTGTATCAAACTCCCAGCGAATGACGTCTTCGTCCAGCGCTGTTTCGAGGCTTGCGCCAAGGACCTCTACGAGAACCCGCTCATCATCACTGAAGGTGCGTCCGACGAGGAGCGCAACACTGAACTGAAGCGCCGGTTCCGCGAGCGCATCACTGAGGTGATCGAAGAGCTCGTGCCGACGGCCGAGATTCTCAACACGTACCTGCCCATGCCCACGGCTGGCCAGGACCTCGACGTCGAACACGACGACTACGAGGGCGACCCCGAAGATGACCCCGCTGCCGAGGACGAGGACGTCCCGGACATTATGGGCGAGGACCCCGGCTCGCTGCCGAACAACCAGGACCCCGTGCCTGCTCCAGAGGGCTCCAACGTCGAGTTCGGCAAGACACCAGGAGGCGTGGACACGACCGTGACGGTCAACAACTCCATGACCCCGCCGAACCTACCCGGGGGGACGCCCGGAGGGACCCCGGCGCCCATCGGAGACCAGAACCTGTTTGACGACGCAGCCGAGACGAAGAGCATCCAGGTCCAGAAGCTCG